TATAGTTGGTACCGATATGGTCGTAACTATTTCACCAAATTCTACACATTCTTACGAATTTAAGTCAGTTCGACACTCCGTTTCTGTATAAATAGAAACAGATAATAAATTTATTATCCCTCTAATTAAAAATTAAGAGTTCGCTATGATCAACAACAAATCTTTTAACCGTGTCATCGCGGAAAGTTTATTCAATTTAGCAAACAATAATCAAACAGTTATTAGTCGGACTCCGGGCCTAGATAAAGATATTTTCAGTGCAACTTTTGATACTGTAGATAGCACTATTCCGGAGTCTCAAGGTTTTATTGGTGACGGTTTCACAACTGAATATTCACTCAATGGCGTGCCCGCAAGATCTGATTTAATTGACGTATTCGTCGAAAACGTTTTACAACGTCCCGGCGAAGTTTATGATGTACAGGATGACACACTAATCTTTACTGAAACTCCATCTTTAGGGATGGACATCTATATCAAATTTCGTTAAACTTTTACTAGTTTAATTTTCACTTTTAACAGGAGAACTACCTAATGGCATTTAGGCAAATTAAATCCGGAGCTCTAGCAAACCAAGCGGTATTAAATACCAAACTAGATACCTCCACAATTGATCAACAGGCCTCTCTCTCAGGAGTTGACGGTCTTGACACATTCCTCGTTTTTGATAACGACACACAAGCGCTTAAGAAAGTATCCTCTTCAGGTCTTATCGGTTCTTATACTACCGATGACGTATCAGAAGGTACTGAAGCAAATTCTAACCTTTACTTCACAGACGTTCGTGCTAAAGCCGCTGTTGCTCAGGATATTGCTGATGCCGTTGCCGCTGAAGCGACAATACGTGCTGCTGCGGATACAACTTTAACTTCTGATCTTGCAGCTGAAACTGCGGCAAGAGCTGCTGCTGATACTGCACTACAAACAGCATTAGATACTGAAGTTACTCGTGCTACTAACAGAGAAAACTCAATGGAATCAGCATTTCAATCTGCTGATACCGCAATCAATACTCGTATTGATAACGTATTGTCTAATGTTGACTCTGAAGCACTTAACTCTCTTGCAGAAATCGTTACTGCTTTCCAAGATGCTGATGATGCATTATCTGCTTCAATCATCACTAACGCATCTGCTATTTCTAATGAAGTTTCTCGTGCGACTACTAAAGAGTCTACGATCGAATCCAATCTCGCTTCAGAAACTACTGCAAGACAGGGTGCGGATACAACTCTACAAACAAATATAACTAACGAAGCTGCTGCTCGTACTTCTGCTGATAATGCTCTAGATGCACGTATGACTACTGCTGAAGGTGATATAACTCAATTAGAAACTAATCTAGCTGCTGAGATCTCAACTACAGATGGTGAAGTAACTGCTCTACAGAATTCAGTTTCTGATGAGGTTACTCGTGCAACTGCTGCTGAAGAAGCTAACGCACAAGGCCTCGCGGCAGAAATTTCTGCACGTGCTATCGCTGATAATGCGGTACGTTCTGACCTAGGTGCAGACATCGTTGCTGGTGATAATGCAACTCTAGTATCTGCCCAATCACATGACGATCTTCTTATTGGAGATAACACTGTAGATGGAACTGGTGGAAATACTATTACTGCACGTATCGCAACTGCTAAATCAGGTGCCGAATCTGTCGCATCTGCTGATGCCGCTTCTAAAGTGTTGGTCGAAAAGAATCGTGCTGAGTCTGCGGAATCTGGACTACAATCTCAAATCACTTCTAACGACGGTGAGATCTCTACTCTACAATCAGAGATGGACACCGTAGAAGGACGTGCTACAAGTCTTGAATCTCGCGCTACTACAGTTGAAGGACGTGTTGATGTAATCGTCGGAACTTCACCAGAGACTTTAGATACACTACAAGAAATTGTTGCTGCATTCGAAGCTTCAGATTCAGATATATCTGCACTTGTTAGTTCTAATACTATTGCAATCAGTAATGAAGCAACTGCTAGATCTTCTGCTGATACTACACTACAATCAAATATTGACACTGAAGCTTCAACTCGTGCAACTGCTGATGCAACTTTGACTTCAGGTCTTGCACAGGAACTTACCGATCGTGCTGCTGGTGATGTTTCTGTTCAATCAGCTGCTGCTGTCGATGCTACTTCTAAAGCGGATGCGGCAGAAGCTTCTGCTAAGTCACACGCAGAATCGAAAGATGAGTTGTTCATCGGTGATGTTTCTGTAGACGGAACTGGCGGAAATACTGTTACTGATCGTATTGCTACCGCAAAGTCTACTGCTGAAACTCACGCTGATACAATCGTTGCTGCTGAAACTGCATTAAGGATTTCTGGTGATACCGCACTATCTCTACGTGCTACTAACCTAGAAGGTCGTATGGATACTGCTGAGACAGATATCGATGCAAATACTTCAGACATCGCTACCGAGACTACTGCTCGTGTTTCTGCTGATGCTACTCTTCAAGGTAACATTGATGCAGAAGCTGTCACTCGTGCGGCTGCTGATACTCAACATGACGCTGATCTTCTCGCAGAACAAACTGCAAGAATCGCAGCTGACTCTGCCACTGATGCTTCACTTGCACAGGAAGTTACACGTGCAACTGGTGTAGAAGCTGGTCTAAGAACTGACGTTGATACAAACACTGGTAGCATTGCAACTAATGCCGCAAGTATCAACTCTGAGGTTGCTCGCGCTATCGCAGCTGAAGGTGTTCTTACTACTGCCGTCGCTGACGAGACTTCTGCACGTATTGCCGCTGATGCTGCAATTCAAACAGATTTGGACATAGTCGAAGGTCGAGTAGACTTCCTAGTAAATGCTGCTCCAGAAACATTAGATACATTAGTTGAAATCATTGGCGCATATGAGAATGCTGACAGTGATATGCAAGCTGTTATCGATAATAACTCTTCACGATTGACTACAAACGAAAGCAATATTTCTACTCTAGAGTCAGAGATGGACGCTGTCGAAGGTCGCGCAACTACTTTAGAATCTGAGATGGATGCTGTCGAAGCACGCGCTACTACTCTAGAGACCGAGATGGATGCTGCTGAAAGTGAAATCGATGACTTAGAATCATTTGTTGGTGAAGGTACTTCACTCGATACTATCGCATCTGATCTTGCTTCTGCGGTTAACGAATTGCATACAGATACAAATGCGGTAGCTGGTCGAATGACTACTGCCGAATCTTCTATCGTAACTAACGCAACTTCTATTTCTACGGAGGCCTCACGTGCACAAGCTGAAGAAACTTCGATTCGTGGTGATTTTGCTGCTGCTGATACTTCAATCCGTAGCGATTTCGCTTCTGCCGATGCCGTTGTACTAAACTCTGCATCTTCTGATGCAACTACCAAAGCAAATAACGCTGAGGCAGCTGCTAAGACTTATTCTGACGGAATCGTTGCTACTGAATCTTCAACAAGAGAAGCTGCTGATGATCTCCTAGAAGGTCAAATCACTGCTGAAGCTACAACAAGAGCAAATGCTGATAACGCATTAGACACTAGAGCAACCGCTTTAGAATCAGAAATGACACTCACACAAACTTCTGTCGGTGTTGCTACTGATGGTGCTTACGTATCACGCACAGGTTCTAACTTCTTGGATACTGCTGTATCACTTAAGGACGAGTCTACTAAGTTAGATGTTGCACTTAAGTCTGAAGAAACTGCTCGTATCGCTGCGGATAATACACTAACTAACAACTTGAACTCAGAAATCTCTTCTAGAACTTCAGGTGACGCAAGTCTGCAATCACAGATTACTGCGGAAGTTGGTCGTGCTACTTCAGTTGAACAAGCAAATGCTGCAAATATTGCAACTAACGCTACTTCTATCTCTGACGAAGCGACACGTGCACAGACTGCTGAAGCAGCTGTAAACGCACGAGTAGACTTCATCGTTTCTAACACTGATCCCGCTGCTTTGGATTCATTGACAGAAATCGTTACTGCATTTGGTGATGCAGATAGTGATCTAACTTCACTTATCTCTTCTAACCAAACTGACATCGCAACTAACGCATCTGGTCTTGCACAAGAAATCACTGATAGGATATCTGCTGTTACTGCTGAAGCATCTGCTAGAACAACTGCTGATACAACTCTCCAGTCTAATATTGACCAGAAGGTTGCTAAGTCTGGCGATACTATGTCAGGTGTATTGAACATGGGTTCAAACAAAGTTGCTGCTGTAGCTGATGGTACTGTCGCTTCTGACGCTGTTAACAAGGGTCAAATGGACGCTGGTCTTGCTGCACAACACATTTCACAATTCTCTACTACTGACCTAGTTGAAGGTTCTAACGAATACTACTTAGATTCTAAAGCTCGTTCTGCGATTAGTATCAATGACGTTAAGGGTAACGGAAGAGTATCTTATAACTCTTCGACTGGTGTTGTTTCTGTCGATGCTGCTGCAAATCTACTTGAGTTGGATGACGTATCAGAAACTACTTATGTTGGTAAAGCTGATTACTTAATGCAAGTTAAGGCTGATGAATCCGGTTGGGACTTTGTCCACCCGAATGATCTTCAGTTTATCCAACCTAACCGTCAGGTTATGGATGGTGATGGAGTACAGACTAACTTCGCAATCACATTCTATGTAAATATTACTGACGCTCTAGTATTCGTTGGTGGTGTTATTCAGGACCCAGGCACACACTATAGCTTTGATTCAGTTGCGCAAGAGATTATATTTACTGCTCCTATTCCTAATGGTGCTCAGGCAGTTATCATCTCTCACTCTGTTGGTGCTGTACAAGGTGTTCTTGATGGTTCAGTTTCTACTTCATCATTCACCGCAGACATTAAAGTCGGTGAACAGGGTACACAACAAACTGTCGGTACTGTCGAAGCTGCGGTTTCTTCATTCCCTAAAGCGAATCACAGATCTGCTAAGTACTTGGTATCTATCCAATCTCCAGACGGACAAGAGTTCGAAACACGTGAATGTCTAGTAGTCCATAACGGTACTTCTGCCTTCATCACTGAGTATGGTGTAATCTTTACAGGTTCCACTACTTTGGGTGATACAGATGTACGTGTTAATTCGGGTACTGGCGACATTGAATTGACTTACACTGCTAATGCTGAGAGTACTAAGGTAACAGTCGTTGCTACGTACATCGATGCATAATAATCAATTCATTGCTATGCATAAAAATTAAATTCAGGGGGGTGCAATGCTCCCCTGACCTTGCATAAAACTAAAGGAAAGTAAAATGAGTTCAGAAAAGAAATTTAGAATACAGAACGGCTTAGATGTTGCTGGTGAAGTTTTCGTTAATGGTATCAACATTGTTGGTGCTGATGGCGTACTAAACGAAGCATCATATCAAACTGCCGTTCAAGCCATGATTGACGCTACTGTCGCACAGGGTGTTGACCAAGGTTCAATAGGACAGGCGGTTGATAAAGCTGTCTCCGACTTAGCTGATGCGGCTCCTGCCACATTGGATACATTAAACGAATTAGCTGCTGCACTTGGCGATGATGCAAACTTTGCAACATCTATGACGAACGCACTAAACACAAAATTAAACTCTGCGAACAATTTAAGTGATGTTGCTGATGCCGCTGCTGCTAGATCAAATCTTGGTCTAGGAACTGCCGCGACAGCTGCGACAACATCTTTCGCAACTGCTGCACAGGGTGCTAAGGCAGATGCTGCGGCAACTGCTTCGGATCTTACTGCATTAGAAACACAAATATCAAGTGGTGTTGCGACTCTTGCACAAGGTGCTAAAGCTGATACTGCGGTACAACCAGAAGACTTCTTCACGGTTGCCGACGGTACTACAACTTCATATGTTGCTGATTGGTCTCAATCAGATTGGGGTTCAACAATTACTGATTTCTCCGCTGGGATTGAAGCGGGAGTCGTCGATTATGTTGTTGATATGCAAGTAAGTAATGACGGACACGTCGTTACGGTTCATGCATCTCAAATAAATGGTTCGCCCGGAGATGTAATTACTTATTATATCAAGGTGTGGAGTCCTTCAGGTCAATTGCAAATTGGTTTTGGACTAGGTAATGTTACGCTCCAAGTGGCCATTAATAGTTCGTCCGGTAGCCGACTAGTAAGTGCTGATATCACAGACACACATCTATTCGTACTTTCTATGTATGGTAGTTATCATGGATATAGTGTATATTCTTTAGATGATCTCAATACTCCTATAGGTGGAATTAGGAGTCACTCCGAGATTATGGTTGCAAGCAACAATCAAAAGGCATTAATCCGTCATTGTGGTGAAGATAAATTATTATTATCTAGTAAGTGCATAGGTGGAACGGGGTATGGATCAGGTGCTTCGGGTATTAGATGGGAGACTGAAACCGCATTCGATACTAATGTGCAAGGATCAGATAGTTATACCAGTGATTTCAGCAAGTATCACGCTGAGATCAGTGTTGATGCTGAAACTGGTTGGATTTATGCTGCCTATCGATCTGGAGTTGTTAAGGGTTATAATCACATTACTAATCAACACGCACCCGATCTTACTGGTTCGGCTTGTGCTGTTGGTGATAAGTATGTTGTGGTTCATGATAGTAATAGTAACCCATCTGTTTCTGTCTATGATGTAGGAACAAACAATTTAGTTACATCAATAACAGCGCCACCTATGGCGTATCATCAATGGGGTGGTTGGGCTAGTAATAATACTGATATGGCGACAAATGGTGATGGCGTAATAGTTACTGGAAAGGGTGGAAACACCGCATTTGCATATGCCTATGATATGTCATCTTCAAGTAAAACTACTATCAGAAAAGAAATTACACTTGATTTGGGCCCTTCAAATGCACCTATGCCTCCACAGGTATATATATCAAAAAATAATCACGTATCAATTATTTCTAGATCGTATGATGTTACATTATATAGAGGTCCAGTCGCAGAAGTAGTCACTCCTAATGTTGATGCATCTACACTCGCATCTAAGGTTTATGTTGATAATGCTGTCGCTAATGCAGATCCAGATCTATCTAGTTATCCAAATACTACAGAGATGACAACTGCAATTGCTACTGCTAAAACAGAAGCACAAACATATGCAGACGGTGCAGTTGCTGATGCGATTGATGCTGCTCCTGCTGGTTTGGATACATTAAATGAATTAGCTGCTGCTCTAAACGACGATGCAAACTTTGCATCAACTATTACTACTAGTCTTGCAACTAAGGCAGACGCTACTGATGTACAAACTCTGCAAGATAGTTTAGATATTTCTGGTAAACTGACTGTTCAATCTTCAACACCCACAGTTGGTGGTGCTGGGGATGTATGGATAAGTTCTAGTACTGGTGTCGTACATAAAGCAAAACCTTCTGGGATAGTAGAGAGAACTACAGGAACTTGGACAGGAACTGATTTGTCAGGGGTTCCTAGATCTGGTAGTAACAGACTAAGTCTTGGTAATGGTATGATTGATGGTCAGCGCAGATACGGTGTTCTTTTCACCAGTACCTCTGGAATGTCATTACATGGTTATCAAGCAACAGACTACTATGTTCATAAGTCTCATGGTGCTGCTTATGTGGAATGGGTTGATCCAATCTATATTCAGTATTGGAACGAAGAAGGTAAGGGTCAGGATACTTATTTGGAATGGGTACTCTATGAAGATGGGACACAAGCTCAATATGGTGGAAATAGTCCTGTAAGAGCAAAGGTAACTCTTAATACATCTAAGAGAGTCAAGGGTATGACTTTCAACACTGTTAGTAATCTTAATCGCACTGAAGTTCTGACTATTAAAGCCGTCTTACCTCAGTCCGGTACATGGGAAGAGACTGGACAGATAGACCTTTCTCCATACTCAACTACTGCTGAGATGAACTCTGCTATCGCAACAGCTGTTGCTAATGCTGACGTTGATCTCTCTGCATACTCAACAACTGCGGAAATGAATACTGCAATCTCTAATGTTAGTGTTGATCTTTCTGGTTACTCAACTACTACAGAAATGAATTCAGCGATTACTGCTGAAGTCGCTAATGTTGTAGATGCTGCTCCTGCCGCATTGGATACGTTGAACGAACTAGCGGCCGCATTAGGAGATGATGCAAACTTTGCTTCAACTGTTACTACAAGTCTTGCAACTAAGGCCTCTACTTCAGATCTTGCAACTAAGGCAAATGTTTCTGAAACTGGATTGGTCGGTGAACTTATCGTTCCTTCCACAGAAACATCCATTTCCTATCAAGGAGAAGTTGAAGGACCTACTTATGTTGCTAGGTTATCAGAAACATCTGCTGGTGATGTTTCGGTGTACAATATTAATGATATGGAAACATCACTTTTTGATGCTCAGATGTTCCCTTGGGGTGCTGCCGAATCTATTTCTTGGGTCACTTCAAAATATGTTGATTCCACTGTACTTCCAACACAAACTTCTACAAGTGGTACATATGCTGTTGGAGTCTATCGAACAAATCAAGAAGTAAATGATTATCCGTCTAGAACTGTTTTTAATGCCTCTAGTAATTCCTTTATCCGTAGACTACGCATTACAGACTTAGTCAGAGGAGCTCAGGGTAATGGACACGGTAGTTTTACTCAAATTCATGCTCCAAAAGCCTTGGCAAGAGCTTTGCCCGGATATTCTTATCATTCTGGAAATGCAAATTTAGTTGTTTCTGGTAGTTTGGTAAATGATGCTTGGCGTTCTCAAGGGGAAAATGGTTTTGCTTGGAAGGTTATGAGTGGTGAAGACGGTATGTGGGTAGGAGACAAGGACAAGTCTTCCTTATATTACTATCATCAAGTATCGATATATCCTAATGGGAATGACACTTGGACTTCTAGTTCTTATGGAACAGAATTTCAGTATCAGGGTATGTATAGATCACCTACAGAAGCTCTACATAAAACCAGTAATATGGGTTACAGAGTAACTTTTTTAGGTCAATATACGGATACTAATGAAACACCATTCTCTTCAATGAACAATTTTGCACACAACTTCACGACTATTGGTCGTTGTGCAATAATTATGTCGAATGATGGATCTAAAAAGTTATGGGTACATAATCCACATGCCACTCCAGGCATAGTCGCATCAGTATCATTTGATGGTCCTTCTGATGCTACTTCTGATTTTGGTACTTCTATGGTATCCAGTCCAGATAACAAATGGTTATTGATTGGAGACGGAGTTTCTGTTTGGTTTTATGATGTTTCTAATATAGATTGGTCTTCTAAAGATAGTACTTCAGTGCCATCCATAGCACCAGTCAAAATATCTAAAGAAACTTTTGAAGATGAAAATGGTGAGAATGCATTTGCACCACTCGGTTACAATGCTGCTAAGAATGGTTTTGCGGCTCAGACCAACGTAAAAGGTGGTAAGGGAAGTTTATTCTTAACCAACACAGAAGCTTTTGTAGGAACCGACAGTTATGTTATAAGATTTGATTTAACCGATCTAACAAAAACTCCAGATCAGTTGTCAGTACCAGGCAGTCACACTGTTACTGATATAATGGTTTCTGATAATGTTATTCATATACAAACAGACGCACCAAGTAATGATCCGGAAAAGGCGATAATGTCTAAGGATTTGACAGATATTCCAATAACTGGAGCTGCTATATATGGATCTTGGACAGATGCTCATACAGACGGATTATACAATAGTAATAATCTTTTACAAGTATCTTCTGATGTGGATCTGTATAGTAATACAACAATAGGACTTAACACGTCTATACCAGTTACCTCTATAGGTACTGTTACAGAATCGATAGTTCCTTCTTCTAGTCTTACTAAGGCAATTAACTATCTTGAAAATAAGAGTGTAGATCTTTCTGGTTACTCAACTACTGCGGAAATGAATACTGCTATCGCTAATGCTGATATAGCTGTTTCTTCTTCTGACTTAGACATGAATGGAAACAAAGTACTCTTTGCTAACGTATACTCTACATTAGGTGATCTACCAAGTGCTTCAACATATCATGGTATGTTCGCTCACGTTCACGGTACTGGTAAGGCATATTACGCTCACGCTGGTAATTGGGTAGAATTAGCAGATGCTTCATCTCTATTAACTCAATCTGATATCGACACTGCTATTGCTAATGCTGACGTTGATCTTTCTGGTTACTCAACTACTGCGGAAATGAATTCGGCAATTACTGCTGAAGTCGCTAATGTTGTAGATGCTGCTCCTGCCGCACTAGACACTCTTAATGAGTTAGCTGCTGCTTTAGGCGATGATGCGAACTTCGCATCAACTGTTACCGCTAGTCTTGCAACTAAGTCTGATTCTACTGCAACTACTGCTGCTCTTGCAACTAAAGCATCTCAGACTGACCTCGACGCAAACACGGCCGCAATTGCAACTAAAGCATCACAAACTGATCTTGATACAAATACTGCCGCAATTGCCGCAGAAACTGCTCGTGCACAAGCTGCTGAGGCAGATCTAGTATCTCACTTAGGTGGTGATATAGCAAGTGGTGATTTAACAATCACTGGTACTGCTAATTTCAATGGTGGACTATCGTTCGGTGACGGAAATGGTTCTATCGGATTCAACTCTGGTGTTGATGATATCCAAGTCTTGTCTAATATGGACATGCAGGGTAACAAACTCCTTGGTGTTGGAGCTCCTGTAGACTCTGTTGATGTTACTACTAAAGGATATGTTGACGGTGAGATTAGTACTAGTCTTTCAACTGCCGCTGCTGATGCAACTGCTAAAGCAGATGCCGCACAGACTGCCGCTATTGCTGCTGCTGGAACTGCCGCAACTGCCGCGATCGCTGCGACAATAGACGCTGCTCCTGCTTCGTTAGATACTCTTAATGAGTTGGCTGCTGCATTAGGTGATGATGCAAACTTTGCATCAACTGTTACCGCTAGTCTTGCAACTAAGTCTGATTCTACTGCAACTACTGCCGCAATCTCCGCTGAGACTACTGCAAGAGAAAGTGCTGACTCGGATCTTCAGTCTGCTATTGACGCTTTGAGTGGTGTACAGTCCGGTGATACTTCTAGTCTAACATCTCAAATTGCAACTGCTAAGTCACAAGCAATCTCTACTGCAAGTGCTGATGCAACTGTTAAATCGGATGCCGCACAGGCTGCCGCTTCTGCTGATGCAACAACTAAAGCAGATGCCGCACAGTCACAAGCAATCTCAACTGCATCTGATACCGCAACTGCACTCGCCAATGCTGCACAGGCACAAGCAATCGCTACTGCAAGTGCTGATGCAACTAGTAAAGCAGACCAAGCAGAAACAGACGCTAAAGCATATGCTGACCAAGTTGTTGCTGCAACTGTAGATGCTGCTCCTGCCGCATTGGATACGTTGAATGAACTAGCTGCTGCTTTGGGTGATGATGCGAACTTTGCATCAACGGTTACTGCAAGTCTTGCGACTAAGGCAGATGATGCTGCAACTACTGCTGCTCTTGCTACTAAGGCGGATGTTACTACTGTTACTGCTTTGGATGTGAGTATTAAAGGTTCAGAACCAGCACCCGGCCCTGAATTGATGGGTGATGTAACTGTATCAGATCTTGATGGTGGACAGTCTTCATCTACCACCCATTCTAGTGGTGGTATTCAATTTACTAGGACTGGTGTTGAAGTTGCGATATTTAACCTTGCAACTGAGATTGGAAAGGAATATGAAATTTCCTATTTTGGTGGTATGAGTCCTGCTTCCGGAAACAACAAGTTTGCAGTAGTTCCTTCTGGGTTTGTTCCTACTATAAGCAATTATTGGGCAAATAACATACTAAAGGATGCGTCTGGAACTAATAAAACTGATCTTGTTATCAACAGTAACGCAGGTACTCAAAGTGAATCTGGTACCTTTATTGCTACGACCACAACTGTTCAGATTATATTCTTTAATGGTTCAATGGATGAAACTCACTATATTAAATCTATTAGTGTTAAAGAGTTATCTTTTGGTATTCTGGACACAACTGCAACTCATGTTATCCCTGCGATCAACGAACTGCATACAGAGATTGGTGATATAGTCTCAACTCAGTCTGGTGATGTTTCAACTTTGACATCTGATATCGCTGCTGAGACAACTGCGCGACAGTCTGCAATTGCTGCTGAAACATCTGCTAGGGAAACTGCAATAACATCTGCTATCTCTACTGCATCTACCGACGCAACTGCGAAAGCAGACCAAGCAGAAACAGACGCTAAAGCATATGCCGATCAGGTTGTTGCTGCGACTGTAGATGCTGCTCCTGCCGCACTAGATACTCTTAACGAGTTATCTGCCGCATTAGGAGATGATGCAAACTTTGCTTCAACTGTTACTACTTCGATCGCAACTAAGGCAAGTCAAGTTGATCTGGATGCGGAAGCAGTAACTAGGTCTAATCTTGGTTCACAACTTCTAGGTTACATTAACATAAACGGCAGTGCAATATCAACTGAGACTACTGCAAGACAAGCTGCAATCGTTACTGCTAAGTCTGAAGCTGTCGCACTTGCTGCATCTGATGCAACAACTAAAGCAGATGCCGCGCAAGCTGCTGCAATTTCTACTGCAAGTGCTGATGCGACTAGTAAAGCAGATCAAGCAGAAACAGACGCTAAAGCATATGCCGATCAGGTTGTTGCTGCGACTGTAGATGCCGCACCGAATGCATTGAATACTCTTAATGAGTTGGCTGCTGCATTAGGTGATGATGCAAACTTTGCATCAACTGTTACTACTTCGATCGCAACTAAGGCAGATGATGTTGCAACTACTGCTGCTCTTGCTACTAAGGCAGATGATGCTGCAACTACTACTGCTCTTGCTACTAAGGCAACTGTAGTAGATGTTGATGCACTTGACACCTTTGTTAAGGGTACTACAGTAACAGTTAACGGTGATCTGTTAGATGAGACTACTGGTTGGAATGTTGCTGACGCTCCTTCAGAAGTAACTTATGATGCGAATACTGGAAGGACAACATTTGCTAGCAGCGGTGGGTTGTCACGTATCGCAACTAAAGAGATTTCTGGTCTCATAGTTGGAGAAACTTATACCTTGAGTGGAACTGGATATCAAACATCCGGAGCTACTAATCCCGGCCGATTGGTTGTTGGTGTTGGAACTATTGATACGACTAGCTTTGGTTTATATAGCCAAATTGTTGCAAATTTGGAAGCTCAAAGAAATTTTGATGATCAAGTTCGACCAGATGTTTCATTTGTAGCTACATCATCTACATATTATGTAACAGTAATGGGTAAAGAGTATGGTCTTGATGGTGCAATGCATATGGAAGACATATCAGTAGTAGGTAACTATACAACTGCACCTACTCTTGCGACTGAATCTTCTTCTGTGTTAGAGTCTATCAACGAACTACATACTGAAATAGCTACATTGTCCGGAACTGATACTACTCTTACTGCTAGTATTACTGATAACACTGCTGCAATTACTGCGGAAACATCTGCAAGAACAACTGCGGACTCGACGTTACAATCTTCCATAGATTCAGAAGTTGCTCGCGCAACGGCTGCGGAAGGTGTTCTTACTACTGCCGTTTCTGATGAGACATCTGCAAGAACATCTGCTGATACAACTCTTCAGTCTAATATTGATACAGTAAGTGGACGTGTTGATACGATTCTAAATGGTTCTTCTACATCACTAGATACTATTGTTGAAGTTGTTTCTGCATTTGAGAACGCAGATAGTGACCTACAGACATTAATATCATCTAATGCTGGATCACACGCAACAAATGCAACTGCTATCTCTACCGAAACAACACGTGCAACAACTGCGGAAAGTGCGTTACAAACCGCAATCGACACAGAAGAAACCGCACGTGCTCAGGCGATATCAGCTGAAGAAACTGCACGTATCACATTCGATGCGAGTCTACAAGATCAAATCAATGCTCTCGATACACAAGAAACTACTAGTAAGTCTTCTCTGCAATTAAGTATTGACAATGAAGTCACTCGTGCAACAACTGCGGAAGGTGTTAATGCTGCCGCAATCTCGGCTGAGACTACTGCAAGAACTTCTGCAATCTCTGCTGAGACTACTGCAAGAGAAAGTGCTGTAACATCTGCTATCTCGACTGCAAGTTCTGATGCAACGACTAAGGCAGATGCTGCTGAAGCGGATGCTATCGCAACTTCCTCTGCGGATGCAACTAGTAAGGCAAATGCTGCTCAATCAGCTGCTGTCTCTACTGCATCTTCTGATGCGACTGCGAAAGCGAATGCTGCACAGTCTGCCGCTGAAGCGACTGCTTCTGCGGATGCAACAACTAAAGCGGATGCTGCTCAAGCTGCCGCAGCTGTTGATGCAACGACTAAGTCGGATGCTGCACTTGTTTCTGCACAGACTTACGCAGACAATGCCGCATCAACTGCGGTTGCTAATGTAATTGATGCCGCTCCCGCTTCGTTGGATACACTCAACGAACTAGCTGCTGCACTAGGTGACGATGCGAACTTTGCATCTACTATGACTAATAGTCTTGCAACTAAGGCAAATACTGCCGATGTCGCAACTGCTGCTCAAGGTGTTAAGGCGGATAGCGCTTTACAACCTGGCGATGCAGTTAGTCTTACAGTAGACAACTCTGACAAGTTAGACGGTCAGCAGAGTTCACACTTCCGTATCGACATTTATGACATTAACGGTAACATAGTTAACTAATAAATTGTATAAATATAACAGGGTGTCACAACGTGGCACCCTAGTTATAAAATAGGAATAGGTTATATGATACCGAACAGTAAAGACGAATTGATGGATTACTGCTTGAGGTCTTTAGGACATCCAGTAGTAGAAGTAAATATCGATGACGACCAATTGGACGATAGAATTGATGAAGCCCTTCAGTGGTTTCGTGAGCATCATCCAGACGGTTCCAAACGACAATATATATCGCATGAATTGACACAGGATGATATTGATAACGGATACATCGATTTCGGTGTGGATGTTATGTCTGTTGTTAGGATGTTGCCCGTTAATACTGTACAAGGACAAACAAACTTCTTTGATATCAAATATCAGATGATGTTGAATGACATCACAGATTTAAATAATTATGCTGGTGATATGGCATATTATGAACAAATGCAACAACATCTATCATTGTTAGATATGAAACTTTCTGGGTTGCCAGAGATAACATTTGATAGACAAAATAATAGAGTAAACTTTTACCTAAGCAAATCTAAAGTTCCGGTTGGACAGTATGTTGTTTTCGAGGTTTATGGAATGAGAACTCCTAACTCGGATAATGAATATAATTCATTGTGGAATCATAAGTTTATTAAATCTTACTCTACAGCTCTTGTCAAAAGACAATGGGGTACTAACCTTATAAAGTTTGATGGTATGACACTGCCTGGCGGTGTTACTGTTAATGCTCGTCAGATATATGAAGACGCTCTCCAAGATATAGAAAAGATTATGGAGAAGTTCCGAGAAGAGGAAGACGAAGGTCCGATCTTCTTTGTAGGTTAATATGGCCACTAATCGTTATATAAGTCAAAAGGTACGTGGTGAACAGAACCTCTATGAGGATTTGATCATTGAGTCTATCCAGTTTTACGGACAAGACGTGTACTATCTCCCAAGGGAAATTATCAATAGAGATCCAGTTTTTATTGATGATGTTCCTTCACGTTTTTCTGATTCATACAAAGTCGAAATGTACATTGAAAACCAAGACGGTTTTGATGGAGAGGGTGATTTATTCACCAAATTTGGTATTGAATTAAGAGATCAAGCAACGTTTGTTGTTGCACGTAAAAGATGGCAATCCTTAATTGGAGACTATCTCGAATCACAGAAATTTAGACCTAGAGAAGGCGACTTAATATTCCTTCCTATGTCAGAATCTATCTTCCAAATTATGAAGGTAGAAACAGAATCGCCTTTCTATCAGCTAAGTCAATTACCTACTTTCCGATTGCAATGCGAGTTGTTCGAATATAACGACGAGGACTTCGATACTGGAATTGAGGGAGTCGATATCGTTGAACAAGAATCCGCATTCAAATATCAGTTGGTTATGGAAGAGACCTCGGTATCTACCGCATCTCTTACCTCAGTTATTGATAGTGATGGAATGGTCACTGATCTGAACATTATAAATTCAGGTAAAGCATACACTTCAGTACCGACAGCCACATTCTCTTCTCCTTTAGATTCTGCCGGAGTTACAGCAGAAGTTACTTTAGAAATAGATAATGGATTAGTAACTGGCGGTATTATTACAAATCAAGGTTCTCTCTATGCGACAGCACCTACTGTCACAGTCTCCTCACCATCTTCGGGTGGAATATTCACTGACGGTCAAACCTTAACACAGGATAATGGTGAATATATAATGAAAGGGGAAGTTACTACTTGGAATAGTGACACTAAAACTCTTTCTATATCGCATAGTGGAGCTACAGACGGTAAGTTCCATTTATGGACAACCAACAATCTTATCACTAGTGACACGGCTAACTGGATACCTTCTTCTATAACGGAAATTCAGGACATCCATACTGAGTCTCAGAATGAAGTCTTTGAGGATTTCGCTTCAGACTTCTTAGACTTTAGTGAGTCAAACCCATTCGGAGATCCATTATAATGTTCGGAACTCATTTTTATAATAAGCGTGTAAGAACTACGGTATCAATATTCGGATCATTGTTTAACAATATACATGTAATACGAACTAACAGTTCTAACGAGGTTATATCTCAGGTTAAAGTTCCCCTCTCTTATGCCCCGAAAAGAAACTTCCTAGAAAGACTGTCGTCAATGGATAACGGTGAAGAAGCTGAACGTAGAGTTGCAATGAAGTTGCCTCGAATGTCTTTCGAGATTGTTGATCTTGCATACGATCCTATAAGACAATTGCCTAAAGTTAACGCCTACAGAGAATCTCTATCTACAGACAATACAAAAGACAGAAAGGTTTATACTGGAGTTCCGTATAATATACAATTTCAATTAAATATCTATGCGAAGTCACAAGATGATGCTTTACAGATAGTTGAACAAATCATACCCTATTTCGCGCCACAATACAATCTAACGGTAAAACCTTTCGCAGACTACCCCAACGTTAAGGAAGATGTACCTGTAGTTTTACAGGGAGTGACATTTTCCGATGACTATGAAAGTGGTCTGGAACAAAGAAGGACGATTATTTACACATTAGATTTTCAGATGAAGATAAACTTCTATGGACCAGATAGGGATCAATCAATAATACGAGAGGTTAATAGTCCTTTGAGTATATTGACCGATCTACAGAATAACCCACCTCTCGAAACTATAAATATTACACCAGACCCTATTGGTGTAAGCCCCGACAGTGACTATGGATTTAATGTGAAATACTTGGATAATGATGGAAATGAAATCTGATAAAGAAAATAATATAGAAAATGATTATGAACATTCCAGAGATACATATTACGATTTAATCGAAAAGGGTCGAGAGTCTCTTGAGTTGATGATACAAGTTGCTAGAGAAAGTGAACACCCTAGAGCTTTTGAAGTGTTGTCTGGAATGATCAAGAATATTTCCGATGTTAATGATAAACTTATGGATCTGAATAAGAAACATAAAGACATCAACAAACCAGAAGAAAGCGTCAATGCTCTTCCAAACGGAACTACAAATAATAATGTTTTTATAGGTTCGACAACCGACTTACAGAGAATGTTGGGAAACCTAGATAATGAAGAAAAGGTGATTGAAGCAGAAGATGCAATCGACAGTTCTGGATCAAACGAAATCTAGTACCGCTGCACACTATCTTGGAAACCCCAACGTAAAACGTGACGGTGTACAAGAGGAGTGGACGCAGAAGAAACTTCTAGAATATAAAAGGTGCATGGAAGATCCATCGTACTTTGCTCGCACCTATGTTAAAATTATATCACTTGATAAAGGTCTAGTACCTTTTGATCTCTATGATTATCAAGAAGAGATGTTCGATCACTTTAACGATAATCGATTCTCTATTGTACTGGCGTGTCGTCAGTCAGGAAAATCTATAAGTTCCGTGGCATACCTTCTTTGGTATGCGTTATTTCATCCCGAAAAAACCATAGCAGTTCTTGCTAACAAAGGTGCTACCGCAAGAGAAATGCTTGCGCGTGTTACACTTATGTTGGAAAATCTTCCCTTCTTTTTACAGCCAGGCTGTAAGGCACTCAACAAGGGTTCTATAGAACTTAGTAACAACTCACGAATCATTGCAGCTGCAACTTCTGGTTCCTCTATTCGAGGTATGTCCGTAAATTTATTGTTTCTCGACGAGTTCGCATTTGTAGATAATGATGCAGAGTTCTACACTTCAACCTACCCAGTAGTATCCTCTGGTAGAAATACCAAGGTTATTATTACTTCTACCGCAAACGGCATAGGTAATGTCTTCGAGAGAATTTGGACAGGTGCAAAACAAAAAGTCAACGAGTACAAATCATTCGAAGTTAATTGGTGGGATGTGCCCGGCCGAGACGACAAATGGAAAGAAGAAACTATTTCCAACACATCACAAATGCAATTTGATCAGGAGTTCGGTAATACCTTTTTCGGTACTGGTAACACTCTGGTCAAAGGGGATACCTTACTTAAGTTGAGGGCGAAACCCTACAAAAGATCCCTAGAACAGGGAGATCTATTAATATATAAGGACCCTATCAAGGATCATCAATACATCACTCTCGTAGATGTAGCACGCGGAAGAGGTCAGGATTTCAGTACGTTCAACGTAATCGATATAACGGTCCAACCCTTTCAACAGGTTGCGGTGTATCGCAATAATAGTATTTCTCCGATACTCTTTCCAAACATTATTTATAAGTATTCGATTCTCTACAATAACGCATACACGGTGGTTGAAGCTAACGATCAAGGTCAAGTAGTTTGTAACGGTTTGTACTACGAACTAGAATATGAGAACTTGCATACTGAGTCGGCTATTAAAGCCAATGCTTTAGGCATAGAGATGACAAGGAAGGTAAAAAGACTTGGATGTTCTGCGGTAAAGGATTTGTTGGAAAATAATAAATTAGATATTCACGACGAACAAACTATATCAGAAGTCTCAACCTTTACAGCTAAAGGGACCTCATACGAGGCTTCCAACGGAAATCATGATGATCTAATGATGAACCTCGTTATGTTTGGTTACTTTGTATCAACTCAGTTCTTTTCCGATATGACCGATATAGATTTAAAAAGAATGATGTTCGAGGAAAAAATGGTCGCGATAGAACAAGATGTACCACCATTCGGTATAATAGACGACGGTTCAGATTTTATTAATCAGATAGAATCTGACAATATATACGATACAGGATGGCATGATATAGGTCATACACACATTATTGACGAAGACTGGTGAGTCAAAGATAAAATAATTATAAATAGAACTATTGAGAAAGAATTCCGTATTATGACTAACTTATTATACCTTAACTAAAAAGGACACTATCATGACTCTTAAATTTTCTGAGTCACCAGCAGTACAGATCAAAGAAATTGACTTGACAGGAACGGTTCCTGCTGTCACTTCTACGACTGGTGCATTAGTAGGTGACTTCAATTGGGGTCCTGTCAACAAACCAATTCTAATCGGTAATGAATCTGAATTGGCCTCTGTTTTCGGCAACCCTAACACCGGAAATGTAAATGTACACGATTACATTTCCGCTTCATACTTTCTAAAATACTCTTCAAGTCTATACGTTGTAAACATCAACCCAGGCGCACAATCGTCAGATGGTGTTTGTCAGGGTAAATATCCAGGCTCTCTCGGAAACAAAATCGACGTTTCAGTACGCGACCCAGAGTTTGCATTAGAAATTACAGAAACTGTTAGTGATGCTCTTATCACTTCTAGTCCAGCCGAATCTTTGTCTGTTAATCAAGCTGTCACATTTAGCGGCACTCTTTTAGGTACTAACATAGTTTCAGGAACCGTTTACTATATAAAACAATTTGGTCCACTATCAGCTGGAGGTACAGAAATTAAGATTTCTGATGAACCAAACGGTTCTGTAAAAACTTTTGTTCCCGAAACCGGATCAATGACCGCGAATGTAAATGAGTACTCAAGATGGGCATACGAATCATCGTTTACTTCAGCACCAGAAGGTGATGAGGTACATGTCGCTGTACTAGTAGACGGTGTTATCACCGAAACTTTCGAATATCTTTCGACTGTTGAAGGTGCATTAACCACTAATGGCACTAATAATTATATCGTCGATGTTATTAATAATCGCTCTTCTTGGATAAACTTTACTTCTTTTCCAAGTTCTTTTGCCGAAGATTTCGATCTTACTGGTGGAACAGACGGTGGTCTTACTCCGAGCGCTTACATGAACGGTTATGACGCATTCGCAAACAAAGAAGAAATTCAAATCGACTTCTTGATTGCTCCACCTCAAGTAAATTCGTCGGGAAATCCCGCGCAGACTTCTGTTGCCGATGTTGCTGATGTTCATTCTAAAATGGTAACAATTGCAGAACAAAGAAAAGACTGTGTTGCTGTGGTTTCTGTGGACTATAACTCTGCACTTAGTGGTGACGTTTCAGGATATACTGCAGCTCATAATGTGAGTTCATCATACCTAGTTGTCGATTCAAACTGGATAAAAGTTTACGACAAGTACAATGACAAATATGTCTTTATTCCAGCGGCATCGTCGACAGCAGGTATTATGTCAGCTACAGACAAAGTTTCAGCGCCATGGTTCTCGCCAGCTGGATCACGTCGAGGTCAGTACCTAGGGGTAACTGAACTAGCACATAATCCAACTAAGACTCAACGTGATGAACAGTACAAGTCAGGTGTTAATCCAATTGTAAGTATGTCAGGTCAAGGTATCATGTTGTTCGGTGATAAAACTCATCTAAAACGTCCTTCAGCGTTCGATCGTATTAATGTTCGTCGATTATTCTTAGTAATTGAAAGAGCGATAAGCGAAGCTGGACAAAACGTTATGTTTGAATTCAATGATGAATTCACTCGTGCAGAGTTTGTCAATATCGTAGAACCATTCCTAAGAGAAATTCAGGGTCGTCGTGGTATCAGTGATTTCCGAGTTGTTTGTGATGAAACAAACAATACTCCAGAAGTTATTGACCGTAACGAATTTATAGCATCTTGCTTCATCAAACCAGCACGTTCAATCAACTACGTAACTTTAAACTTCGTAGCGGTTAGAACTGGTGTTGATTTTGAAGAAGTCGTTGGCACAGTTTAAGGGGAATAGTCATGTCATTAAGAGTAGATGATTTTAAAGCAAAATTAAAAGGTGGTGGTGCACGTCCTAATTTATTCCGTGCAACAGTCAACTTCCCAGTATATGCCGGTGGTGATGTGGAACTCACTTCATTTATGTGTAAAGCTGCGCAATTGCCAGCATCAATCATGAATGTTATCGAAGTTCCTTTTCGTGGTCGACAATTAAAAATCGCTGGTGATCGTACTTTCGAAGTATGGTCTCCTACAGTGATCAATGATACTGGTTTCGAGGTGCGTAATGCACTAGAACGTTGGATGAATGGAATGAATGGTCATAGTGCAAATACAGGTATTACTAATCCTGTTGCATACCAAGCAGACCTACTTGTGGAACAGTTAGATAAAGATGGATCAGTCCTTAAGACTTATAAGTTCCGTGGATGTTTCCCAACAAACCTAAGTGCTATAGAACTTAGTTATGATACAGTAGATACTCTTGAAGAGTTCACTGTAGATTTCCAAGTACAGTACTGGGAATCAGATACTACTAGTTAATATTGGTATAAGTATATGGTGCGGAGGGAGTTTTTCCCTCCGGACTATATTATAAGGTAAAGAGTATGGCTGAACAAGACAATAGTATTCTTAAAGCATTTGGATTTGAATTAAAAAGATCCAAGGCGCAATCTTCTGGTGAGGAAAATAAAAAACTTCCTTCCATAGTGCCTAAGATTGATGAAGATGGGGCTGGTTATATAACTGCTTCTGGTTCACACTTTGGTCAGTATGTTGATATGAATGGTAAGTCCGCTAAGGACAACCATCAATTAATCAAGAAGTATAGAGGTATTGCAGAACACCCAGAGGTGGATGCTGCAATCGAAGATATCGTTAATGAATCTATTGTAGCTTCTGAGTTGGAGTCTTCTGTTAATCTAGACCTAGATAAGGTAGAGACTACTGATAAGATCAAGAAAACTTTACAAGAAGAATTCGACAAAATATGTTCTATGTTAAATTTTGAAGAACATGGTCATGATATGTTTCGTAGTTGGTATGTTGATGGTAGAATATATCATCATCTATTGGTCAACGAAAGTAATTTAAAGGCTGGTATTCAAGAGATACGTCCTGTTGATGCCACAAAAATAAGAAAGGTTAAAGAGGTAGAATACAAAAAGGACCCTGTAACTGGCGCCAAGATTGTAGATAAAACTAAAGAGTTTTATATTTATCAAGAAAAGGCTGGTTCTAATCAGGGAGTTAAATTATCCCCAGATTCCGTTTCGTATGTTACTTCGGGTCTATTAGATCCAGAAAAGAAGAGAGTTATTTCTCACCTACATAAGGTGATCAAACCAGTTAACCAGTTGAGAATGATGGAAGACTCTTTGGTTATCTATAGACTTGCACGTGCACCAGAACGTAGAATCTTTTATATAGACGTTGGAAACTTACCCAAGGGTAAAGCAGAACAACACATGAAAGACATTATGACTCGTTATAGAAACAAGTTAGTCTATGATGCAAGTACTGGTGAGATGAAGGATGACCGAAAGCATATGTCTATGCTTGAGGACTTCTGGTTACCCAGACGTGAAGGTGGTCGAGGTACTGAAATTAGTACATTACCCGGCGGAGAGAACCTAGGTCAGATTGATGATATAGTATACTTCCAGAAAAAGGTATATCGTTCATTAAATGTTCCTATGAATCGTTTGGAACAGGAAGCGCAGTTTAGTCTTGGTAGAGCTACAGAGATAAACAGAGACGAAGTTAAGTTTCAAAAGTTTGTTGATAGATTGAGAAAGAAATTTTCTAATCTATTCATATCAATTCTTAAGAAACAATTGCTTCTGAAAGGTGTATGCACAGAGTTGGATTGGGAAGGTTGGAAGTCAGATATCAACGTTGACTTCTTGCGAGACAATCACTTTGCGGAACTAAAGGAATCAGAAATACTTAGAGAAAGACTCCAGACTATGGATCAAGTCTCTCAGTATGTGGGTGAATATTTCTCACGTGAGTGGGTAATGAAGAATGTCATGAGATTCGGTGATGAAGATATCGAAGATATGGCAAAACAGGTTGAAGCTGAAAATGCGCAAAGCGACGACGAAGTAGATGATGAACTTGGAGTATAATATGAACGAAGATAGTCAAGAAATGACAATAAATGATTTTGTTAATGCGGTAGGTGAAAAGGAATTTAACAGAGCTGAAGCTATATTTTCTAGTGTTTTGGGTGACAAGGTTAATACTGCACTGGATGCAGAAAAGGTTGCTGTAGCATCCGACATTTTTAATGAACCCTTAGAAGATGAAACTGATTTAGAATCTGAGTTGGAGTCTGAGTTAGAAAACGAAGATTTTGAGGAAGAAACGTCCGAAGAAGACGTAACGTAAATTATTTTCATTTCAAGAACATAACTTGTATAAATAGTATATAAAGGTATAAAATTGAAATCTTTTAAAGAAATTAGAGAGAAAAGAAAACAACCAAAAGGTGATGTTGTTTTCTCCGGTAAAGCTGGTGGACGTATCGCTAAAGCTTCGGTATCTATTATTAAGGAACCCAAAGGTTTCACTGTTTACATTGATGGTGACAAACTAGATGTATTTAAGTCTCAGGGTGAAGCAATGAAAGCACTCAAGAGTACGGTAAAAGAACTAGGTGGTAAACTATAATGAAACTTATTACTGAGTTTAATGAAAATCACGATGTAGAATGCATTGTGGAAGCCAAAGAAAACGGTGAGAAATCATACGTTATCGAAGGCGTTTTTGCGCAAGCAGATAAAAAGAATCGTAATGGTCGCGTATACCCGAAATCCATAATGGAATCGGCAGTATCTAAATACGTGACTGAACAAGTTAGCAAGAAACGTGCTGTAGGGGAACTCAATCACCCCGAAGGTCCTACTGTTAACTTGGATAAAGTTTCGCACCTTATCACTGACCTCCGTTTGGAAGGTATTGATGTGGTCGGAAAGGCACAAATACTGGATACACCGATGGGTAAGATTGTTAAAGGTCTTCTGGAAGGTGGAGTACAGTTAGGTGTCTCAACTCGTGGTATGGGAAGTCTTGAGACAAGAAATGGCGTAAACTACGTCAAAGAAGACTTTATTCTTAGTACAGTAGATATCGTACAAGATCCAAGTGCACCTGATGCTTTCGTTAATGGTATAATGGAAGGTGTAGATTGGGTCTGGAATAATGGGATTCTAGAACCTCAAGTAATTGAAGAGATGGAGACTGAAATCAAACAAGCAACTATTGCACATCGTCCTGAAGTGCAAATTCGTGAGTTTAAGAATTTCCTCTCGTTAATCAAATCTAAAATATAGGAGTCAATTATGACTGAAGAAAGTAAAGTCGAAGTTGAACTTCACGACGAAGATATTAACGAAATCGTGGAGGAAACTCTCGAAGAAGCGCAAGAGCCTAAAGGTGGAGCAACAGACGTTAAAGCACCAAGCGAAGACGAATCTATTGCATCTGTTGATAAGGCGACAAAAGCGACAGCTAAAACTTCTTTGCCTAAAACAAAAGCTGGTATGATCAATGCTATGTATAAAAGCATGAGCAAAATGAAAAAAGGTGATCTACAAGCTGCATACTCAAAGGTATGTGAAGGCGTTGATGCAGAAGACTTAGTAATCGAAGGCGCGGACACTACGTCCGAAATCGATGCTCTATGTCAAAGCGAAGCGACTCTCTCAGAAGAGTTCAAAGAAAAAACTGCGGTAATTTTTGAATCTGCTGTCAAGTCTAAGTTATCTGAAGAAGTTAGCCGACTTGAAGAACAGTATCAAGAAGAACTCGCGGAAGAAGTTGCTACAATCAAAGAAGATTTGGTTTCTTCTGTCGATTCATACTTGAACTACGTTGTTGAGTCTTGGGTAGAAGACAATAAAGTTGCAATCCAGAACGGTCTCCGTACTGAAATTGCTGAGAACTTTATGACCAAGATGAGAGACGTATTTGTAGAATCTTATGTCGAAGTACCAGAAGCTAAAGTTGACCTAGTTGACGATCTAGCAGAACAAGTTACAGAACTAGAAGAGAAGTTAAATTCTACTACTGGTGATGCAATTGCTCTAGCAGAAGAGTTAGAAACTTACAAGCGTGAGTCTATTATCTCTGAAGCATGTCGTGACCTAGCTGACACCCAAACTGAGAAGTTAAAAGGACTTGTAGAAAGCATCGATTTCGAAAGTGAAGAAGAATTCACTCAGAAAATTGCTACTATCAAAGAATCTTACTTCGCTAAAGAAATCGTAGAGCAAACCAATGAAGCTGAGTCACTTGTTGAAGAAGCTGATGAAGAAGTTGAAGTTTCTTCAGTAATGGAGCACTACTTAACAACTCTTAGAAAAACCTCTAAAAAATAAGGAATTACTAAAATGCAATCTTTTGATACACTAATCGAAAAGTGGTCTCCAGTACTGAACGAAGAGAGTGCCGGAACTATTCGAGATCATCAGCGTAAAGCTGTAACTGCTGCCGTTCTTGAGAACCAAGAAAGAGCAATGAACGAGCAACACCTACAAGAGTCTGGTTTCATCACTGAAACTGCGGCAAACAACACTACATCACAGTCACGATGGGACCCAGTATTGATCTCATTGGTACGTCGTGCAATGCCTAACTTGATGGCTTATGACGTTTGTGGTGTTCAACCTATGTCTGGTCCTACTGGTCTTATCTTTGCTATGAAGTCAAGATATACTGGCGGTTCAACTTCTAATGACGAAGCTTTCTTCGACGAAGCTAAAACTGGTTTCTCTGGCGACGGTTCAAACAAGCCTGCTGACGGTTCTGGTTTTGCTGGTATCGATTCTGAAGGCGCTCGAGTAACTGATCTTGCTGCTACCGGAATGTCCACAGCTGACGCTGAAGCTCTAGGTAACACTGGTAACTCTTTCGCTGAGATGGGTTTCACTATCGAGAAGTCAACCGTTACTGCAAAGTCACGTGCTTTGAAAGCGGAATACTCTCTTGAACTCGCTCAAGACTTGAAAGCTATCCACGGTTTGGATGCAGAAACAGAATTGGCAAACATCTTGTCAACTGAAATTCTTGCAGAAATCAACCGTGAAGTTATCCGTACAATCAACTCACAGGCAATCACTGGCGCACAACAAGCAAACGTTACTAAGAAAGGTATTTTTGATCTTTCTTCAGATGCTGATGGTCGTTGGTCTGCTGAGAAGTTCAAAGGTCTAGTTGTACAATTAGATCGTGAAGCGAACGTAATTGCTAAAGAAACTCGTCGTGGTAAGGGTAACATCGTTATCTGTTCTTCAGACGTTGCTACTGCACTTTCTGCTTCAGGTATGTTAGACTACAGTCCTGCTATGAGCAGCACTCTACAAGTAGACGACACTGGTAACACTTTTGCTGGTGTTCTTAACGGTCGTACTAAAGTTTACATCGATCCATACGCAACTACTGATTATATCACTGTTGGTTATAAGGGTACTAACCCATATGACTCAGGTATTTTCTACTGCCCATATGTACCTCTACAGATGGTTAAAGCTGTCGGTGAGAATGACTTCCAGCCACGAATCGGATTCAAGACTCGTTATGGTATGACTTCTAACCCATTTGTTGGACCTACTCCTTCAGATAACCTAGCTGCTGCTAAAACCAATCAGTACTACAGAATCTTCCGTGTGGACAACATCCTCGCATAAGATTATAAAAACTAGAATCCCCAGAAGGGATCATTTTAGGGGGGACTTCGGTCTCCCTTTTTTTTATCTTATTTTTTGTATAAATAATAGTGTATCATAAAGATACTGACATAAACACACACACACACA